TCTTGATCAGTTTCTTCTGTCATGATCAATCCAGCAACCTTTTTAGGTTCTGTTTTTATTTTATCTACTATTATATATCTATTGATTGCTTTCATTCATTCTCATATTTGAAATTACACAATCTGCAGATATTATTGTTGAAACTACACTCACTGCATTTTTGAGGGCAGACTTTGTTACAAGCACTGGATCTATTATTCCACTAGCTATCATACTGACTGGTTTTCCAGATACAACGTTAATACCAGTTCCTTCGTTAAGATCTGTAGATGCTTTTAATCCAGCGTTGTCTAATATAGTGTGAAAAGGAGATTTAATAGCTTTAAGCAGTATTTCTTCACCGACGCAGTCGGTCGAAATTTTTTGAGATGCATTTAACAGTGCTACACCACCGCCAGGTACAATACCTTCTTTTAAAGCAGCTTTTGTAGCATAAATAGCATCTTCAATTCTATCTTTCTTTTCTTTCATCTCAACTTTAGAGTTAGCGCCTACTTTAACCATGCCTACACTACCTGATAGCATCGCTAATCTTTGTCGATGTTTCTTTTGTATAAAAGGGTTTTTGTCCCACTTATCTATAGTTTTATTAATACTCTGTATTCTTTCTTCCATTTCCTCTTCTGGAGTATCTATAGTTAATACCGTGTTTTTATCGTCTGTTATAGCCGTGTAAGCCTCACCTAAACAATCAATATCTATTAAATCTAAATCATCACCAAGCTCTTCATTTATAACTTTAGCGCCAACTAAAAAAGCTAAATCAGCTACTGTATCATCTTTAGTAGGACCAAAGCCTGGTAAGTCAACTATGTTAACTTTTATATTACCCTTTACCTTATTCATACATAAAGCAGCTTTAACTTGTTGATCAACTGAAGCTACTATAAGTAATGGCCGTTTGTTCTTTATAACATGCTCTAATACTTTTTGTATTTTACGTATGTTAGGTATTTCTGACGATACAATCAAAACTAATGGATTATCAAGTTCTGCAACTTGTTTATCTTTATCAGTAATAAAATGTGGTGATGTGAGTCCTGAGTCGATCTGCACGCCGTCAACAACTTCGACGTATGTCTCTTCAGTTGGAGACTCTTCCATTAATACCACACCATCTTTACCTACTTTAGTATAAGCTTCTGC